AATTTAAATAACTTTATGAATGGTGGATACATTTCGGGCGGAGATGGATTTATCTAATGGCATCAAATAATAGTCCGTATTACAAAACAAGAATCATTAATGGAGAATATTTAGATATTCTCACAATTAGACCAGTACCTGCTGATCCTGACGATTTATTATATAGTATTGAACCTCAATACAATTATCGCCCGGATTTACTAGCACACGATTTGTACGGATCATCTAAATTATGGTGGGTGTTTACACAACGAAATTTAGATGTACTTTCAGACCCAGTTTATGATTTTAGAGTAGGAACTTCGATATATCTGCCTAAGAACAGTCGAATAAAAGACGTATTAGGATTATAATATGACAACAGATTATGAAAGAGAAGCATATGGAACAACTAGACAAAATCTTTCTAATAAAGTAAACAACGCTATTAATGCTACTCCTCCTGGAGTTGGTAGTTTAGATGCAGCGGCAGCATCAGCACAGCAATCAATATCAGATGCTCGAGCCCGTGTTGCAACAATAGGGTTTGGTGATGGACAAGTTGATCCTGCTTTAGCAAGAGCCGCTGCTGCGATCGAAGGAGTAACAGATGCTGATACATGGATTGAAGGTATAGGATGGGGATCTACTCCTGCTGATAATATTAATGTTGGCGGAACACCATCTAACAATGCAACAACATCACCGTTGTCTGCTGGACAACAAGGAGCCAACAGATTTGTAAATGCATTTGAACAATTTTCATATACTGGATCTAATCCCCTACAACCTAATCCTTTAGAAGAGTTTGCATCTTTTAACAATATTTTTACATTAGGAGTTCTTACTCCAGAACAAATGAATTTTCCTGACCGTACATATCGACAGAATGGATCAGACGCTATAATTTTAAAGTCTGGTGGCGGTGCCGGAAGTAAAAAAGTAACAACAGCTTTTGAGTCACAGGGTAAAGTAGAATATTTTATTGATAACCTTGATATTGATAGTGTTATAACCCCAAGACGCAATATAGGTTCAACTAATGCAACTGCAATAACTTTTGAAGTTATGGAACCATATAGCATGGGATTATTTCTACAATCTTTAATGGAAGGAGCATTACAAGCAGGATACGCTAATTATATAAATGCTTCTTATCTTTTACAAATTGACTTTGTTGGTTACGATGATGAAGGCAATGCTAAAAAGATAGACGGAACAACTAGATACTATCCAATAAAATTTGTAGATATTAAATTTAATGTTACAGGAGGAGGTTGTGTATACCAATGTCAAGCAATACCTTACAACGAACAAGCATTTAGTGATGTAGTACAACAGATAAAAACAGACGTTTCGCCAACCGGTGCTACAGTATACGAATTATTACAAACGGGAGAAAATAGTCTTACAAGTATCATTAATAGACGTGCAAGAGAGCGTGCTAGTGCAGGAGAAATTAGTACCCCAGACGAAGTAGTCATAATTTTTCCTAATGCTGATTTAAAATTAAGTTCAGCAATAGCTACACCCGGCGCAAATAGTGCAACTGTTTCGCCTGAAGATTCTGCAAGAAGTTTAGGACAAGTTAATTTATTAGGTGCTGCTAATATAGATAAGATATCTGATTTACAACAAAATAAATCTATAGGTGCCGGCTCTGGTAGTATTGCTGAAAGACTAGTATCAGTAAGTTCGCGAAGTGCAAATGTTATTGCTAACAGTAAAATTGTAAAAAGTATACTAGATCGAGGCATATCACCAATGGGTATCGATGCATTTGTAATTGACGAAAATACAGGAAATTATTCAAGAGGAAAAATAAGTATATCATCAGATCTACGACAGTTTACATTTGGCCAAGGAATGAAAATACAAAACATTATCGAAAGTGTAATTCTTACTAGTGATTATGCTAGGAGTATTGCTGATTATAATATTGATACTGTTGGCATGGTCGATTGGTTTAGAATTGAAACAGATGTTTATATAAATCAAGATCTATCAAACGAAGCAAGACAAGGTCGCCCTGGCCTAGTATATGTTTTTAAAGTTATGCAGTATAAAGTTCACAGTAGTATTTTTAACAGATCTAGTACCGGCGGCGCAAACTACGCAAATTTACAACAAAAAATTGCTAAAGAATACAATTACATTTACACAGGTAAAAACAAAGATATATTAAATTTTGATATTGATATTAACTTTGCATTTTTTACGGGATTGCAAGATGATAGGGGACAAGGTTCTCCAGATGTTACACAAGGCGGCGCTGATTCTGCTCTCCCAGGTGATCCTGCAATTTATGGACAAATTGAACCTGGCGGCGAATTTCAACCCGACGGCCAATCTACAAGAGAAAACACAATTGAACCTGATACACAAACAACTCCAGGAACCGAAGTTGACGATCAAAAAATTAGAATCGCTAGACAATTTCATGATGCAATTGTTAATAGTGATGTTGATTTAATTCAGTTAAAATTAGATATAATGGGAGATCCGTATTTTATTGCTGATAGCGGAATGGGAAATTATTCAAGTCAAAATATTGGATTACTAAACATTAACGGTGATGGCACCATGGAATATCAAGGCAGCGAAGTTGACATATTAATTAATTTTAGGACACCTATTGATTATAAAGACGATGATACTGGAGGAATGTTGTTTCCAGAAGATACTGTTAAATTAACTCCGTTCAGCGGGTTGTACAGAGTAATCTTTGTACGAAATACTTGGCAACAGAATAAATTTGTACAACAGTTAACATTAATTCGTAGACCTTATCAAGAAAAAGAAGGTACAGTAACCGATCAACGACTATTTACAGAAGCCAGTACTTCAATTGGTGAACTAAATTTAATTCCGCCTGCAGAGATAATACAACAGGCAACTGCAAGTTTAGATAGGCTTGAAACTACTATTGCAGGATTTGCTGCTGGTATGGTCGATCCTAGATTACTTCAAGCAGCAAAACAATTACAACTAGGGAAAATAAATCTTGCCCAACAAGCACAAACGCTAATTAATACTAATAGAGTTCAGTCTTCTTTAACTGATTTAGCTAGAGGCATTAGGAGAGGTTTTTAAATGGCAATTAACAGGCGTAGTCTAAATGATGGAAAAATTAGAAATCCAGGGCCATTTTTAGCAAAGGTTATAAGTCACCTTGACCCTAGTTACATGGGAAATTTACAAGTACAATTACAAAAAATAAGTTCAAGCAGCAATACACCTGATGCATACGGAGAAAGTGTTACAGTACGATATTTAAATCCATTTTACGGAGTAACTCCATTAAGCGGAAATTTACCATCAGATAAGTATCAAGCAAGTCAGCAGAGTTACGGTATGTGGTTTGTACCGCCTGACGTAGGACAAAAAGTTTTATGCTTTTTTGTTGAAGGTGATTTAAGTAGAGGTTACTGGGTAGGATGTGTTCAAGACGAATTTATGAATATGATGGTTCCCGGAGCTACCCCTGCTACAGATTTTAGTATAGCAGGAGATAAAGTTCCTGTAGGAGAATACAACAAAAGAATTGATCGTCCTGCACAAGCAGATGCTACCCGTTATATAAAACCTGTAAACGAATTTTTCTTAAACAAGTTAATTCAACAAGGTTTGGATCTAGACGAAATAAGAGGACTTACAAGTTCAAGTGCAAGGCGTGAAGTACCTAGTATGGTATTTGGTGTTAGTACTCCAGGACCACTAGATAAAAATGGGCCACAAACTCCTATAGGTACAAGCGATGTTAGAGCAACACGATATACTAGTAGATTAGGCGGCAGCAGTTTTGTAATGGACGACGGCGATGTTAGTCTCATAAGAAAAACACCAGCAGGTGGCCCAAACCAAGGTCCGTCAGAGTATGTAAATGTTGAAGGTGGTGAAACAGGAGGTGATCCAACCTTACCGCATAATGAGTTAATAAGATTTAGAACACGCACCGGGCATCAAATATTAATGCACAATACTGAAGATTTAATTTATATCGGTAATGCTAGGGGAACTTCGTGGATCGAAATGACCAGTAATGGTAAAATAGATATCTATGCTCAAGATAGCATAAGTGTGCATTCTAATCAAGACTTAAATTTTACAGCGGATCGAGATATAAATTTTACAGCCGGTCAAAATGTAAATTGGGTTGCTGGTAAAGAATGGAAGCAAGATATCGGAAGTAGTATTAATGTTACTTCAGGAGATTATATATCACAAAATGCTGCTGAAGCTATTACAAACAATGCGGGAAGTTTTATTAATAATTATGCAGGTGATAGTATTACTTGTACAGCCCAGGGAAAAATTGCAATATTAGCAGCAGGTAATTTAAATTTAGGATCTACAGCAGAAATTGGTATTGAATCATGTGGTGATTTAAAATTAAGTACAGACGGCAATTTTCATAATAAAGCTCTTGGTAATATGAATACACAAGCTGATTTAGAAATAAATTCGTTATCTGGATTAGCAACAAAAATAACAAGCGGCGAAGTTATGGGAATAAAAAGTACAGGAGCAAATGTGCTGTTAACTGGTGGTACCGACATACATTTAAATGGACCTGTAGCACCGTCGGCAACAGAAGCAGTTTTACCATCGATTGCAGATCCTACAGATCCAGTTGCTCCATTACGTGCTGCACAAACAGCAAGAGTTCCGCAGCATGAACCTTGGCCACAGCACGAAAATACTGATCCGAGTATGTTTACACCAGATAAAACAAGAGCAGGACTTGAGCAATCTACAGCATATCCGCCAGAAGTTTATGATACTTTTAGAAAAAATGTTGCTCGTACACCAGCACAGCAGAATGTTACAAGAGGAACTAATCCGGATCCAGGATCTAATTATGATGCAACACAAAATGTTCCACAAGGTGAAAGCAACAACAGAACATCAACAAGTGGTACATCATCTCCACCGTTAACTTCTCCTCCTGCTGGAGTAATAACAGGATTAACAAACGATCAAACTGTTGCGTATCTTAATACTATTGGAAAACGAGAAAGTGAACTTGCATATGATGCTGTAAACACTTTAGGATTTAGCGGAAAATATCAATTTGGTAAATTAGCATTATATGACGAAGGTTACTTAAAAAGTACAAGCGGAACAAATAAACAAGCAATTGAAAATGCATCTAATTGGACAGGCACAGACGGAATGACCAGTCAGCAAGCCTGGCTTGATTCGGTCAGTGTTCAAGAAGCAGCAATGATATCATATACAAATAAAAATCTTAAAGCTCTTAAACGTAACGGCGGAATAAGAGACAGCGATAGTGTTGCTCAAATTATGGGTATGCTGGCAGGATCACACTTATTAGGTGCCAGAGGGATGAATGAATGGCGTCGAGGTGAAGGCGGTAAAGATGCATACGGAACAACCGGCGATGAGTATTTTGCGTTAGGCGCTAATGCAGCGGGAGGAGCAACAAGTAATGTTGTTTAGGAGAAAAATATGTGTCAAGTAGTTATACCAAGTAGTCCAGTAGTCAATCCTAACATAGTAATCACAGAACAAGATACTGCTGGATTTGCACAATCTTTAAGAGCAAGCAGAAATACCGGTGAAGGCTGGGGAGATCTTGCAGGCAACGGTGATCTTTCTACAGGGTTTTATGGTGCTTCAGGTGGTGCTGGCGCACAGGGCAATTTTACCCAAGTAATACCTCCTGCAGAAACTGTGCCTGAAGGAGAAGGGTTTGACGCTATTAACAGTGTCTTAGAACAAAACTTAAATCAAAATTGGACAGAACAAGGAACACCAGGAAATCCTAATATTCTTAGGTGTTACGAAGTTGCTGGCGAAAACTATCGTGGAGACAATACTCCGTGGTGTGCAGGGTATGTAAGTTATGTTTTAAATACAGCAGGGATTGAATGTTTGCGAACTCTAAGTAGCCAAGGCTATAAACAATATGGTTCAGAAATTGACTGGAGGACATTTGAAAATGTTCGCACTAATGACATAGTGATTTTAACAAGAAATGATGACTCAAGATTTGGACATGTTGGATTTTTTAGAGGTTATAATCCGTCAACAAAGCGTGTACAGATGTTAGGCGGAAATCAAAAGGATACTGTAAAATTAAGTAATTTTTTAGTAAGGGGCGATAGAATGACACTAACATCAATAAAAAGAAACTGGACTGTTCCGGAGAAATATGATTTTCCAGTTATTGGAACAGATTTGGCTTCAGGTAGCCTTGACAGTTATGCGAGTACGAGGTAAAAAATGGAAGATAGTTTATATAAAAATATTAAAGTTATAGGATACGAAGATAGCAATCCTGTGATATCTCAACGGTACAAGGGTATTAGTACAGTAAATGATATTAATGATAGCAAAACATTATATGATATTGCAATTATAAAACAAGATATCATAAATCATTTTCATATAAGACAGGGCGAAAAGTTAGAAAATCCTTCTTTTGGTACAATAATATGGGATGTCTTATTTGAGCCTTTAACAGAAGATCTAAGGCAGGCAGTTTTAGATAACGTAACAGAAATTGTGAACTCGGATCCTCGGGTTCAAGTAGACAGTGTATTTTTAGAAGAATACGAAAGCGGACTCAATATCGAATGTACATTACGATATTTAAATTATAATATTTCAGAAAAAATGCGTTTTGATTTTGACCAAAATAATGGTCTCATTAGTTAACTGCGTATATTTTATACTCAAATAAATACATTATAGGAGATTAATATGTCAGTGACTGATAGGCAAAATAGACTTATTATTGCAGAAGATTGGAAAAGAATTTACCAATCATATAGAAATGCAGATTTTCAAAGTTATGACTTTGATAGTTTAAGAAGAACAATGATAGCATACCTTAGAGAAAACTATCCTGAGGATTTTAACGATTACATTGAATCAAGCGAATATCTTGCACTTATTGACCTTATTGCCTATCTTGGTCAAAACCTTAGTTTTCGTATTGATCTAAATGCAAGAGAAAACTTTCTTGAAACAGCAGAACGCAGAGAGAGTATATTAAAACTTTCGAGACTAATTAATTACAATCCTAAAAGAAATTTATCTAGTAATGGAT